GTACATAAGACCTGCACAAGTTGATGTATCCATGCTGGAACTTCCTATGGTTTTAGAACCTGTGATGGCTGTTTTGGTATCTAAAACTCTAACCGTTGATATTGCTGGAATAAACTTAATGAAGGCAGCTTTAAGAATTTCTTTCATAAAACGTTCCTCTCTTAAATTATAAGATGGTTTACAATCAGTAAATGATTTATTAAGACTAACTTCCAAAAAATGTCTTGAACCTTCCATTATACGAGGATCACTCTCATGTTGAATAGCTGGTTCAAGCTCACAATTAAAATGATCGAATAATTTAGTCTTTTTAAATCCAATGGTAGATGAAACATCTTGATTTTTTATTGGACTTAAGAATAAAGCATTCTTATTGTTGAAAACCTTATGTAACTTATGTGATGTTGGTAACTTATCTAAGACTATTTCAGGAACGACAACACGAGATAAAGGATCAAATTTCTTACATGCTTTATATATTTGTTCGCGTGAAATTACACCAACATAATAACTATTAAGCAAATCTGATGTTCCTAAATTTATACCCAATATCTTCGAAACTTTGTCATTATCGTGAAATGCTAGACTGCCACTATCACCTGGCTTGATCTTAAAGTCCATTTCTACTCTTAAATTTCTTTCATGACCAAATTCTATTTCGTGATTGTAATAGGCTTGGGAGTAACCCGTTGATAATAACTGTTTTTCCGATAAATTACATCCATAAATGTCTGTAGCCGTGTCTTCTGAATCTCTTATTGTGACACAGTTAACTCTTACATCCTTTATGGACATCATATTATCTGCCAATTCTTCTTCAGTCATAAACTTGTTTCTTATTTCTCTAACAGGTCTAAATCCTTTCAATTCAACAATTACACAGTCTGTTCCTTCAATGTAACTAAGATTATTTTGATTCAAGTATTTTATCTCAAAAAGTGGTTTTTTAGGAGTTGTGCATGAATTAGGGTCGAAAACGCAAACCATAAATTCTCCTTTAAATTCATTAAAAACATGTCTGTTAGCTAGGAATAAATTACCTCCTAATCCAACTGACACACATCTCTGAGTTACGAATTCATTAGAAACATAGAACCTGTAGACACACTTTGCTGCTAAGCTTACATCGGATGTATTATCCTGCAAGTAACCTGTTTGAGTAAAACCTGGTACCGTTCCTTTGTATCTTTGTTGATTGTAAGAAGTTTGTTGTTTTTCTGATGGTGTGAGAAGTTGACCCAAAGCTGAAAGGGCCTTAAATGTTGACATTATAGCAAAACCTATAACGCCTAATCTGATGAAAATTTTACCAACACGTATAACAATATTATTCATGATCCAAGATGTTGTTGAACCTATCATTCTAAGAATATTATAATGAGCGGTTGATAATTGATGTTTAAACTCTCTATATAAAGAATATGACAACATTTGTTCATATATGTTATCTAAAATTTTCTCAAAATGATTCTTATTGTAGCAACATTGTAGGTTAAGAAGAACATATGCATTAATAGGATTTTTCGTATCTTCTCCATCAACTCCATGCTCCTTAAGTTCAGGAATGTTATTATGAACATCCCATTTAAAAAGTGTCTTATCAAAAATACCTTTCTTAACTTTGATGGTAGTTGTATCTGATGGTTCCAATCGATATCTACGATCTTCTTTGACCCATGCAAAACGTTCTTCTGTTATTGAAGTTGCTTTTTTATCGTTTAGAAGTAATTCCACAGCACCATCATGTTTTGCATCTAAAAATGGTTGGATATTTGCGACATCTTGTACTAACGTTGAAACTTTTCTTATAAATTTTTCCTTATCATCAATAAATTGATAACGAGGCTTATCTATATCTGCTTTCATGGCACCAAGTGCTGAATTCAATTTTTCAAGAGAATCAATATTAGTCTTCCGTGAAAGTTTTTCAACTTCACCGTAGATTTGAACTAATCTATGTCTCAAATAACAAGCCATACTATCCTTTGTCAAGTGTCTTTCTTCTTCTGTTGCGATGTGTTTTTTAAAAAGAGCTCTTATTAATTCTTTAAATTGATCTATTTCCAAATTAACAAATGCATCATTAACCGGTTTTCCTTGTGTTACTGGATCGGCCATTGAAAAGACCAGATGTTGTCCTAATGTTCTATTTAATCCATCATTTACAATTGCATTATCCAAAATCATAACAGAATTTGAATTGTTGTCCATGACGCAATATTTGTCTTTGACTTTTACTTCGAATAATAATCTTCTTCTCCAAAGAGTGTCAGGTCTCAATAAACCATCGGGCTGAGTAAAAGCGTTATTGGTGTTACTTATAACGCATTCTAATTCAAACATCCTTCCTTTACTACTTAAATCCGCTTGTTTTGTTATGACGGGATTACCGGAGAAAAGATTCATTTTCATTAAAATCTCGTCCACTTCAACTTGATTGGTTATGTTTGATTCATCTTGAATTGCGACAGTTTGACCATAATACATGTCACAATGATCTAAATTGTCTTGTAGGACGTACAAATCATTTGATTGTAAGCGACTTGGGTTTGGTTCTAATCCCAAAGTATGACGAATCAAATTAGCCTCCTCTTCAATAACTTGTCTAACGACTTTAACAATTTGAGCATTAACGTCAGTCTTACCTATTCCTGATTGCTGACTATAAAGTTGTACATGGAAAGGTTCAATTCCTCCTAATAGTATCCTTGCGGCTGATCTTGCTATAGGATACAATTTCTCCATTAATTTACGCTGTTCTGTAAATGCTCTTTGTAAATTATAATCTTTAACATCAAATATCCATAATTTTATTCTTTGCATTTCAACATGATCTTTAAAAAATCCCAAGATAGATCCTACATCTCTTGTCAATAATTTTGGTGTTATATTTTCACAATAAACAGCTGAAGTTAACCATTCTCTTACAACTCTGTGTTTTTCTAGAACAGTTTTGTGATCTCGTTTAAAAATTGACTTTATGTGATCCAAACAATAATTATAAACCATAAATATTACGTCATATACTTTAGGCAAAGCTGTTATTCCTGCCGAAATATAAGAGACATTTCTAAATGATTCAATTATCTTTTTTCCCACATCTTTAGTTGGCATTTTAAAAGAATCAAAACCCAAATATAATATAGTTGAAGAAGCTAATAAGCCTAAAACTACAGGTGTTTTTGTTTCTATTATATTTAGAAAAGACTCCAAAATAGATGAATGATTTTCCATTGTTTGAGTCTCAACCTGTTCAACTGTTTCATGAATTTGTGATATAGTTTCTTGATTTGATTGAACTTTTGAATCATAACTTGAATATATTTTATTTATTTCTTCTTGGAAACCTGTTTCCTTCTTAAAATATGATCCCATTGATTTAACTTTATCAATAAAAATCTTTATGATACCGAAAACCATATCAATAACTCCCATAGTAACTAACAAATCAATTATTATTATGGTTCGTAATTTTTTGTCATCAGTCTTTATCCAAACAATATAATAGAATAATAATTTGGTAAAATCAAACTGGACATCTATATTTATTGACATAAAATCAGTTATTTTCTGAACAAATTGCGTGAAGAAAGAATTTATCAATTGTTTAAGACTTTCGTAACCACTTGAAAAGCTAGCAAAATCAAGGTCGCTTAAAGCACTAGCCATTTTAGGCAAATTTTTACCTTGTAGTACCTGTATAAAATCTTGTTTTACCGTTTCAATTTTGCTTGTAAGTTCATCAATTGAACTTGGAATACTAGTGATGGAGTTTGGTATCATTTTACCTATCTTCTTCTTAATATAACTACAAAAACCTTGATTTTCCTCTTTATCTTGTTCAATCTCTGGTTCTGGTGGAGATGATACTGGTCCTTCCTCTTCTGCATCGGAACTATCATCCCATTTTTCAGGAATATCTCTTAATGGTGGACTTATAATTGTTTCTGCATTAACATGAGGTGTTTTAAATATTGCATTACCTGTTGCTTCTCGGATGACAACAGTATCTTTTGAATTCTTAGATTTATTAGGATTATCTTCTTTCTTTGTTGTTGTGATTTTATCTTTATTACTAAGTTTGCACAACTCTTCAAGCCATTCAAGAGTTAGAAATCTATTTCTATCATCAGTGTAACTGATAAATGCTAAGAATGATTTATATTCTGCTTCCATAGAAATAGCCAATTCGAAAATATGCTTGTTATTGTCTTCTCTATAAAATTGTACCTTTTCATGTTTTTGGTATGGTAAGCTTAGATGGTCAATCGGATTCATTTTCAACTTATTAAATAGTCTTATTATGCCAGGATAATAAAGATTTTTGTAATCAATATTTGCTAACTTTAGGGCTATTTGCCTGAACAAATGTGGATAATTTTTAATGGTGTAATCTAAAGTACTTCTAAAGCATGAAAACAAATTAGCATCATACATTCTATATTTAGTATAAAAAATAGCAATAGATTGAATATCACTAATATTTTCTGGTTGTTCTGAAATATATGGTGCAACTTTATAAGAACGCCATCTAATATGAGGATTGTTACGAGTATACAAGACAATAGAACCTGAATTAAAATGATTCATTATCTGTTCATCACTTAATTTTTCTATATCTGTATTAAAATTGGTGTTACAATACTCCTGAATGGAGTCAAAATCGTATTTAATATCTAAGAAATGAAGTTGTCTTTTCATCAACAATTTCTTATTGAAAAATTTCATAATACGAGTTGGAATAATAATGGTGTTTCTTGAAATTAAATTTTTCCAAATCTCAAATCTGGGGACTCTTATTTGAACGTACCTAGAAAGATCGTTGAAACAAACGTCAAAACAAACCTTAAATAAGGCAATTTGATCATTAGGATGACTACAAAGATCAAAATAAGTAATCTTAAGTTGAGTCAAGATTAAAATCGAATCACAAATCTGTTGATCTGTCATCGATTGACCTGACATTGAACTCAATAAAGTGTTATAAAAATTAACATTAGATGCGTTCGCTGGAAAATAATTTTTATTAAAATTCCATCCGTAAAAATTTGTAGGAATAAAAAGAAAAGGTCCATACTTGCTAATGGCTCCTTCTCCTTCTTCTTTGAAGTGATCGAAAATTGGTATATCATAACAATCTTTAAATCTTTTACAAAAGACTGTACTACATCTAGCAAAAGGATCGTAATTAAGGTGATTTGAATAATTCGTACTTCTATTGATCTGACGTTTCTTTGATTTTATAAGTTTATCTCCCTTATAGTCAAAATCAATATTAGAACTTTCCTTTCCCATCTTGGTCTGAATTTCATGGACTGTGATATCAACAAATTTAAATCCATTAGATGTTAAAACAACTTTAGATTTTTCAATTTCAAACTTAAATCCTGACAACATAGTTATTACATAATTATCATTTCGTTCAGAAAAACTAAATTTTGCATAATCCATAAATGGACCTGGATTTGATGCAATATCACCACATACAGTTAGATCTATCTCAGGTAATAATTCTTGGAATTGATATGCAATCGGTTCCCATGATATTCTACATTTTTCCTGATATGCAGTATCAAAAATTCCATTAAATCTACTATACATGTCTATACCAAGACGTTCACCCTTAACTACACATCCATACCGATCATACGTTACTTTGCATTCATAAGCTCTTGAAAAATTTTGGAAAACTGTGTATAAATTTTTGTAATCAAGTTCGGGTTTTATTACATGGCCCTTGTTTAAACCTTGGAGTATTCTGAAAGCTTCCAACATATAAGTTGGAACATTCATTAGAAATTCATATTCGTTGTGATTTTGAAAAACTTGAATAAAATCATCGATCATTGTCTGTAGATCATTTGGACAACTTGATTTTGGATGTTCCGAAAATCGATGAGTCGAGTCAATAAAACGAATTATTCCAGAAGGGTCATACATATTACAGTCGCAAAAATCATAACCTTCACCTGTGTGATCACACATAAGTTGTAATTTATACGGCCTATTTTTGCCGTACCTCATTGTTATATAATTCACATTATTGTGAATAAGGGTTGAAGCCATATCATGTGAGATCATTCGATCATCAATAATATTTAAATCGAATTCTTTTTCTGTCAACATATATCTGTTATTATTAAAGAGAGTACATATTGCCAGAGATGTCAAACACTTTACATCATTATGGTTAAATCTGAAATTTGTTTCTTTACACCTTTGGTAAAAATTAAAATAATTGGTATAATAATCCATGTGAAGGGGTTTAGGTCTATTTTTTAAATTCTCAAAGGGTATTATAAGTTCTTCGCGTTTATTACAAATTTGGGTAGCAATTTCAATTGGGGTAAGCGCATTTATCGTCATTTTGTAAGTTGTAGCCATAGTGGGGATTAAAAAAGAAAGTTTACATGATTTTAGGTCTAATGTTTGACCGCTCTTTGTTCTCGATGTTGTTTTAGCTAAAATATATGGGTTAACAATCGCATAAAATACCATATATCAAGGCGTATCCACTACACCGGAGGTTCGCATTCATAAACGATCAGTGATTTAAGTGTTCAATTAATTGAACACGAACTTCACTAAGCGCACCTTACTAACAAACCCCAAGCATAATGAAATATAAAAATTTGGAAACCACATAAAACCAATTAGTTCAGTTTCTCATCCCAAGGAGATTACTTGGCGATCCGATTAAAATTGGAATCCGACACTTAAAAACGGTACTAAAGGTTCCGCCTAAGAGAGGTAGTCTATTTCCAATTAACGTTGATTTTAGGTAGTGACTTCATAATTATATGTTTAAAACTATATTCTTTTTGTATTTTTATTTTTTATTAAGGAATCATCTAATATGATCCCGTCTAAATATTCTTCTATAGGTGTTCGAACAGGAGAATCATCTTCTTCATCTTTAGTTGGGCTTGGAAACCAAACCGTCGTCAATCTCTTATTAAAAGAGATATTGACGAATCTATTATTGAAAGTCTTTGTGAAGTCGATAATTGTTCTATCCGGTCTGTTTGGAGGGGAATTTATAAAAGGGTAAATAGGGACGTGATATTGCAACTTGGAAAAATCATAAAATATATCTATCGTAAGTTGATTAGCATTCTGATCAGGTAAGTTTGTAAAAGGACCAATCAAGAGCCAATCTTCAAGAAATTGATTCGAAAAGACGGTTGCTGCTTGGGCTGTAGCCTGATTTGTGATAGGTTGTATATTAGTCATACCCATCATTTTGTGAGCCATGTCAGTTGTTCTCATTGGATCAATACGATTAGCAGTTATTCCAACTTGACGATTTAAAGATAAATCGACCAAGGCGAAATTAGATTGGGCGTAATCGGTTTGATTATAAGAACTTTGAGCAAAACGTAAGCCCGTATAGGCAGTAGAGTTAGCGTAATAAGCTCTCCTTACCATAGGGGCATGAGTAATGAGCATTGTTCCTGATTGAGAAGTGTTAGATGTTATACGAAGACCAACTCCAACAGAACCAGTGACGTATCTATAACCGAAATAATCAGTCATATGAGGCATCATGATCTGTTCTTGTAATATTGATACGAATGCTGAAGCATTTGGAAATGCTTGAACGGAAGACATATTCCTGTTTATTGAAGACCATGCAAAGTTGCCCGTAGGTAGATCTTCATGGATTCTGTATGGCATAACGAATCCGTCCAAATTGATGCCAAATATGGCCTCCCTATTATTTCTAAGAAGGGGTGTATCAATTATAACCTTATATCCTGAAGGGACATAACGAGAAAAATTTAAATTGTTTGATAAAGTAAGAGAAGGTTCGGGTGCCTTCACAAATTTATCAATAGCTAACGTAGGTTTTTCATGTTCGTCTGATAAAGATGATGCAAAACTCATTTTTAAAGTGTACCTCTACGGTATAAAAAGTATGGTAAATGAACTCTAGTATCTATAAGTGGATTGAAAGTTGTTATGGCTGATTTACCGAACTGATCAGATCCAACATGTACTGTTGGTCTTAATTTGACAACCATAGACATTATGTCTGGTTGAGTCAAGTTAGGTTGGTACCTATTCCTTATGAAAATTGTAAGTCTAGTTCTTGGAATGAATAAACTTGGGTTAGGAATTGTCGGTTGACCTGACAAGGTTATAAATCCAACATCAGTTTCGTGAAAATCAGTTATTTGAAATTGGGGAATATCGATTGGCTGAATTTCAGCTTGATCATCGATATTCAAATGTATACTATCGTTGGCCAAAGTTTTGACATTATAAATTGTATGTATAGAATCATTATAATTAAATACTATGTCGATCGATACTCTGCAATCACTAATTTTTATTGGTTGGAGAATTAGCTGCCATTTAATTTGAACAGCTTTAGAATAAAAAGCATCATGCAAAGACCAAGGACAAAATATGTAATTAGTATCATCAAATGAAAATGTATTGTAGATATTTGAAAAGTCTCCTAGTGGTGCAATACTAGACCATTCGAACAACTTTGTTCCTGTACCCATGTTAGCATTGATGTCGAAGGTTGTTAAAAATATATCAAGCGAATCTTTATATATTTGTTTACCCGTTGAAGGAAAAATGTTTAAAGGTATTGTTGATGAATTTAATCCTGCTGAAATTTCAAGAGGAACTGTCGTGGGTGTTTCTCCAGTCGGAGGGACTGGGTTTGTATCTGAATTTGTTGTTTCTGTTGTATTCATTATTAATTTTTAAGAATCTGATTGATCAGGTGAGGGTTCTTCAGGTGTTGGATCAGTATGGGGAGTCTGATTACCTTGGAGGTCTACATCAACTGGACCAGATGTTGAATTCATGGTCATAGTTGGTGTTGACAACATATTAGGTATAGACTCTAATGCAGCCGCGGCTATGCCAGCTACAAACCCTTCTGGTCCAAACAATGAGCCTAATCCCATTGTTGCGTTTTGAAGACTTGTTGTTAAATTATTATTACTAATTTGTTTATCTACTAAAGTTGGAGCAAAGAAATTATGATTTCCAATAGCGCCGGACTGAAGAGATGTTAGCAGTTGTGAATTCCTACTATCATTGTAAGATGAATTGAGCATACCTAATCCTATGGATGCTCCGGCTGTTGCCATTGATGAAACGGAAGTTATTTCTGAAGACAAGGAGGCATCAGAAATTTCAGATGATGATTGGATTTCTTCCGGTTCATGATTCAAACCAATTGTATTCAAATTAAAAGAATTTGAAGACAAAGGTTGATTTACATTTTGAAAATAATCTGAAATATCTTTTCCGAGTTTAAAAGTTAAAATCGAATATAACGTGTGATTTTTGAATAATTGATTTATATACATAATCTTAAAATATATCAACTCCAAAGAGACTCAAATCTACGATTTGACCGCTGACATTAAAATCTAGTCCAGTCAGAGCTGTTTTTGTTGTTAGAGGAACAACAGGTGTTATATTAATAAAACCATGAACATAATTATTATGGTATTCTGATAAAGTTCTTAATGGTGTGCCTGAAGCACTACTTGCATTAAGTTTAGTAAAACTAAAAGGAAAATTTAAAGGAATGATAATAAGAATTTCTTCAGTATCAGCTGGGGTTATTTCATAATGTGGATATTGATACATAAACTGAGGATTATTAGGAGTTTGATTATAAAGAAGCTGAGTAAAATTTAAAGCGGGAAAATTAAAGTAGTTTAATAAAGAAAGACCAGCTAACATAGAATTGTTTGTAGGTCTTACAGTTAAAAGAACAACTGAAAATTTTGAATAAGAATTATTCTCCATCCCAAGAGGGATAAGAGAATAAATAAATGAATTGTTTATTAAAAAATTACCCCAGTTATTTATATTTGTTAGGGGCCAGCGTACAGTTGAAATATGTTTATTCTTTGCAGATAATGAGTACCAATCTAATCGTTGGACTACTTCATTAATATTAGAAATTTTTGAAAAAATACTTGTATAGGAAAAATCGACAATATTCCTTGGTTGTTTGACTAACAACATTTGATTAGGTAAATGTTGAACTACCGTGGGGTTTATTTCTGGTGCAGTTTTTAATTGAGCCATATTTATATTTAAATGAGCGATGTTTAATTGGAATGTTTTATCGCTAAATAATTAAATAATATAGAAGAATATATCTATCTAATATTGTAAATTTAAAAATATTTTAAAAATCTTAATTTCTAGGCACATTCTATCCTAAAGCATTGTATAGCCAATACAGTAGAATTATATGAAAAGAAAAAACGCATAGACCGAAGTATGAATATCTCTCCATACTTCGATTATCAATGCTAAAAAAGAAAACGGGGTTTGAACCCG